GCGTATGGACTTCATAAATTTGTGCCAAAATTTACGGCCTTTGAGAGGCCCTCTAGGGAGTCGTAGGTGTCTTTACACCTGCGAGGAGCTAGAGGGGTCTTGTAGGGGCTGCTAGGGGCCTTAGAGATCGAATTGATCTTCTAAGACGATGCGCTGTAGGTAGTCAATTAGGTCCATAAGCATCATTTGCTCGTCTGGATTACCTCCAGCCCAATGTTCTTTGTGGGTTTTGACAGAGATCAACAGCTGACGAACAGCATCAATGGGCAAGTTAAGCTGGTATAAGTAGTTTCTCTCACTCATTTTGCTGTCAACTCTCATAGAAGAACTCAGAAGATGTCAGATTCAGTGATCTTTGCGTCACTGTTAGGGAAAGGAGGCATGATGGGACGTTGATTAACGTGGGCACATGCCAGTTCATAGAAGGGTGAGTCAGTCTTTCCTGCCTCTAGGAGGACTTGCTTAAGCCTGACCCAACGTTGGTAAGTGGAGTTGTCCATTCCAAAGCACGCGAAATGATAGGAAATTGGTCAATAAAGATAGCCCTAGCCTTTTCTGCAATGGTTTTATGCTCTATCTGTGTGCCATTATCGGTACGCAGATTGATATAATGAATCCAAGAACGAACAGTGCCGTTCATATACAGGCGTGTTGGGCAACTAAGTGGTAATACGTTACGGGCACACTCTTTAGCTACACCTTGAGAGAGTAGCTCATGATAAAGATCCTCAGACTCAGCATAGAGATGCGCTATACGGCGATAGAACATCTGTGTATGTTCTTTGTCTAGGTCATCATGACTAGCCTGACGGTTCTTATTGTCTTGTCTACGCAGTTGAGGCAGCTTAAGGTTGCCTAGTTCTAGTGTAGAAGCGTAGCGTTGGCTAAACTCTTGAAAGGTAAAGCTACGGTGCCGTAGGATTTGAGGAGATATTGCCCTAGTTGTATTAATCTCTAACACCATATTAGCCATCTCGAAGATAGACCAGTGTTGATTTCTAATACAATAAGACAACAGCCGATCCACGGTCTCGTGGTTCTGTTGATTAGCAGGATTACTTACTCTTGCACAATAAGCAATAGTCTCTTCTGCCTTTGGTGTAACGGAGATTAGTGAAACAGACATTAAAGAAGAAATAGACAATACTATATATACTAGTATATACTAGCTCCGCATCAACCCCCCTTCGGTGGGTTTCTTTGGTCTTCACTTTCAGTCGCTGTCGCTCCTTCAAGTTCAGAACCCTACCCCCTATAGTCCCCCTTCCCTTGTGTCAGACCCCCCAAACCATACCGCCAAGGGGCGTATCTGTGGTGCGTCAGGGGTCCAATGTGAAACATTAGGGGACGGGAGGACGGAGTATCTATCCTCCCGCTTGTCGTGACGTGGGAGTCACCTACCGCTGTTCCACACCAGAAGGCACCACACTTCTGGTATTAGGTGGCACCTTTTTCCTTAACGATCAGAAACCCAGTTATAGACACCAGTTTCAGACACATCTGTGTCTTCAAAGGTTTTGCCTGCTACAAGCATGTCAGTAGCCATCTGTGGGTCATTCATAAAGGCGGTCAGCATCTTGTTCCAGGTCTGACGCTTTTGCTCAATCTGAGCCTGTTTAGCAGAGACAGCAAGGACATCCTGGAAGTATTTAACACCAAGACAAAGACAGTCAGCACGGTCATCGTGACGGACAGCACCACGTTCCCGACACATCCTAGTGAGCTGGTACATCAGCATTCTAGGCAGTCGTTCCTCTGGTGCATCCTCGGGATTAGATTTATAGTCCCAGGTAACCAGGCGCTGGTCAATAACAATACGGTGCTGGTTAAGCACGGGTTCTAGTGTGTCAATAATCCTGTCTTCCTTACGGGTAGTAGCACGCATTTCTTCAAATGACATACCTACCTTCATTTCCTGCGCGTGTTTTTTCATCAGTTCCATAATGGCGCCGTCCCCGAAGTTACTTTCGATTAGGCACATCTTGGCGTTATAGCGTTTGCCACGCCGCAGTATTTCTCTTAACGTAACATCCGAGTAACCATCTTGCGTAGCAAAGATGTCACGAATAAAAATATAACCATTTAGTTGACTAAGGATAATGGCGACTGTCTCGTCTTTACCGCGACCCGAAGGGTCAACAGCGATAATCGTCTCGCCGTACGGTACATACTCGCCCGTCGATTTTGGTCTATGCCATCTGTCGCCAGGCAAAGCAACAGCAGGAAGATCAAGAACAGTTTCTTTGTCGGCACCCCAAACAATGTCGCTGGGACCTTTTTCCAAATCAAGGGGAAGCACAGAAAAGTCACTGAGCTTAAGGGGAAACTTAAGGGCATCGCTCAAGGCGGTGTCCAACATGAATTGTAATTGGAAATTTGAACGCGACATACTTTGTTCGCGTTCCATCAAATTTATTTCTGAGAAGCGTGTGTCAGTGGGTAACCACTTAACAGCCTCCAGCCCTTTTGTTTCTATGTCATGCTCTAGCTGTGGAGCAAGGACACCCTCGTAACCCACCATATCTTTGGGGTAACGAGCAGGCCACACAAAGGGTTTGTAATTACGTTCTCTTAATGTACGATAGATTGTAAACGTAGTTTGGGGGGTTCCTAAGAAAATAATTCGACTGCTATCCTTTGGTGTCAGAACCGATTCACCTTCGGTAACTAACTGTAAAAGTTTCTCTCTTTGGAAGTCAGAGCTAGAGTTAGCAGGAACTTCCACGTCATCGAATACTAGAACGTCAGCCCTAGAACCTGTCAGCTGACCCGTAATGCCGACTGACTTTACGGAAGGAGCCTGAGCCGGTCTACAACCTGCAACATCGAACGATATACGAGACCAACGCTGGTCATCATCCACAGGACGGAGATGAGCAAGCCAATCAAACTCCAGGATACATTTTTGGCAGAAGATAGTGAAGTCGTCAGCTCTCTGCTTAGACGCAGATACAACAAGGATCTTTTTATCACGGTCATTCCATAGCGTCCAGAGAACGAACGCTGCGGAGATCCAGCTTTTACCAAGTCCACGGAAGGCTTGGATTTGCAAACGCTTTGGTCCATTTTGCAGGTGATCAGCAATGGCAAGCTGTGCGCGGGTAGGACAAGGCAGGTCGAGCGATTTCCATACCGCAGTTAGGAACAAAGGAAAACTAGCCCCTAGACGGGCCTCAGGGGTCTGATTGTCAGGCATTGGATACAGAGTATCTATTAAGTAAAAAGGGGGCCTTGTAGGACCCCCTAGACGCCTCTAAGAGCATTTCCAACGACGCAGAGCCAGTGCCTTGCGTGTTGGCTTACCGCTTGGTTTTTTCATTGGTCCCTTGACGCCCTTCATACGAGCGCAGAATGATTTCTTACGGGGACCACCACCAGGCTGTGGCGCTTTGAGATTAGAGCCAGTTGCTCGGTTGTAACGAGCACGCCCTTTTGCGGTAAGGCCACCCTTACGGCTTTTTTCTCCACGTTTTAGAGAAAGGCTGGGTGTCTTACGGCGTTTCTTCATTTCTTGTAGCCCTTACCTTTTTTCTTACACTTGCCGGCTTTTTTGCAAGACATAGGGGAAGTGCAAGACTTACAAAGTTTCATGATTACTTAGTGGTGTACTTCTTACCTTTGAACATAAAGGTTTTTTTGCCGGCTTTTTTAGCAGCGGCGTATGCTTTATCGAAGGCTTGAGCAATGGTGCCCACCTTCTTAGATCCAACTTTTTTGGGTCCAACTTTTAGGCGACTACGAACAGTACCGTCTGCGTCACGGGTATTGTACTTGCCGACAGAAGACTCAAGTTTGGCCTGGCGAGCAGCAGCTGCACGAGCACCAGGGCCACTCATAGTGGCGTCAGCAACAGGACGAGCCCGCATAACTTCGTATGCTACACCAGCAGGAGTAACAGCACGACCACCGCGAGCAAGACGAGCAGCCATACCAGCAGCTCGGGTTCCTCCACGAATAGCCCTAGAGGGCGCCTCGCGTCCAGCAGCAGGGCGAGACCCACGATAGCTACCAACACCACGACGGACGGTGCGACGACGATTGTAGGGGCTAGGAGTACCGCCAGGAGGACGATTAGACCTTGTAGTTTGACGGCTGCCAATAACTCCGCTAACACGGCGATTCGGCCCTTGGACAGGAGCCTGCCGAGGACCTTGTGCGCCACGAGGAGGACCTGATACGGGGCGAGTTTTTACACCGGTACCCCTCCGTGCATTACGGGTTTTGGACACGGTGCTTGCCACACGCTTGCTTTTGGTAGTGGCAGTCTTGGTACCGGGCTTAGTACCACGTTGAAGACGGGCCTTGGTGCCAGTCTTTTTAGTGCGTTCACGCATTGCTTTTGCTGCACGAGCCCGTTGTTGAGCGCGTTGTTTGCGCTGTGCAGCAGTGGACTTGTAGCGAGCCATCAGCGAGAAGCCAGACCCATGGAGGTGCTGGTGGTAGCGCTAGAAGTAGCGATGGCAGTGTTGATCAGATCAATCAGATCAGCCACAGTGTAGTCACCAGTAGCAGCGTTAGCAGCAGCCTGGGTCAGACCAGTCAGAGTAGCAGCAGTTACCTTGTTAGGACCAGCCAGGTGAACGCCTTTGATTGCTTTCTTGTTGATAAATTGACGGGCTCCGGTCAGATCACCGTAAGCAGAACCGCCTGCAGGGTTAGTAGCCATGATTAAACAGTTGTCCAGGAAAGAACTTTGAAGAAATTTTCAGTCGAAAAAGATTCTTGACCGACCCACCAGCTAAGCCAGTGGGACGATCCTTTGCTTTGATTGCATTTCACACAAGCGCACACTACGTTATTTGTAATGTCGTGACCTCCTTTTGCTTTAGGATGAACGTGATCTAAGGTTAGACAGTCTGTGGATCCGCAATAAACACACCGGTTGCCCCAGTGTTCTTTGATTGCAGCACGCCACATACGTTTCGCTTCAGCAGAAGTCATAGCTTGAAGGAAGTAAAGGTATTCGGAAGGGGCTTTGAGAGGCATAATGCTCTACGGTGGTTTACTTCTTAGCTTTCTTTCCTCGCTTTTTGGGGAATCCAGCTTTCATGTTGGCATAAGCCTTAGCCGTAATAGTAGACTTAGACTTAGGCCGCGATGTGCCGGCTTTTCTTCGCTTGTTAATGTTGCAATACAGGCCGCATTTTGCCATGGTATTACCTTTTGGTACTTTTGCCGTTGTGGCCGTTGCGGGCACGGTTCTTACGAGGTGATTCGAGAACCATACGGCCAGATTTAGTGTGAGAAAGGTCTTTGCCTCCCTTACCCGCAATGCCTAGCTGTCTACGTTTTGTCCAACGAGCTTCAGAAGCTTTTTTGACAGCTGGTTTTTTGTTGTATTTACGCTGGTAGGCACGTCGTTTGGCCGCGCTGGCCGGCTTACGAGCGTAAAACTTTGATGTTCTGCTTTGTGCCATCTACTTATCAGTGAAGAATACTTTGTTTTCAAGCCGCTCAATTCGAGCTGTGCTAGTTCCCACTTTTTCAATGAGCACCTCTACGGATTTAGCAATGTTATGAAGAGTGACCATGTGCCAACCAAACAACCCAAGGGCTGCGCTAGCAAGAACATTGCGAATAACTTCTGTACTACCGGATCGTGCGTTGGACATCCTCTAGCTCCACTTCAGGTAAAGTAGCAAACAGTTCGGCCAGAGGAGATCCTGTCACAGGCAAGCCAGTAATGTTGTTCTTAGCTAGCCAGTCGGCAGCAGCCTTCAGGTCTTGGGTCGTTGCGACACCAGATTTAATTCGATCGATGAGCTCAAGAGTGATAAGCCCGTGAAGCTCATTAAATTGATCTTCCGTGGCTCTATTCATTATGGCACCCACACAGGATGGTTACCAGAGCGCAGAATCTCTGCACGAACCCAGTAACCAGTTGTATCTGCCGTGTCAGGGCCATAGAATGCTGGATTGCCGCCAGCAGCTGCATAGAGCTTTGGTTTAGCACACCATTCAAATTGGGTTTCTGAGGACGCATGACGCCACAGAAGCCGACGATGCTCTACGTTCTGAGCATCCGTAAAACCAGTAGCAAAATCAGCATAGGCGTAACCGGTAATGGTAGGCCACTGGCTTTGTTGTGGAAATGGATTGTTAGACATTAATCGTTACTATTCATCAAGTTGATCAGTTTTTGTGCATAGACCGGATCAGTGGCATAACCTTCAGACTTCAACAGAAGCGCACATTCTTCTCGTGTTGAAGCCCGGTTGACACCTTGATAACCACGATAGTCTTTATACCACTGTGTCACCAGATGATTAACACAGTCGTAAGGCGTGGCAAAGTCTTGGAACTCATCAACAATAGTCACAGGACCATTGCCGTAGTCTTCCCAAGTTGTCTTTTTAGTGCCAGGACCTTTAATACCAAAGTAATTATTCTTGCCACTCAGAGCGGAACCCCACGCGGATTCGAGCGCCCATTGAGCAGCAACGCATTCAGGAAACTTAGCGCCTGCAGCTGTTGCGGCTGCTTTGATTCCGTCCCAAGTGTTTTCAATCACGTCGGGGCTTGAGACGGACTCTGAGGCGGTGCTACGCCAGAGTTGGATCCACTCGGCGTCATCAGATAAAAGAGCAGGCTCCAGAGCGGACTCCAGAGCCTGGATGGCTTTCTTCTGATGATCTAGTCCTTTGTAGTGCTTGACTACATCCAGAAGAGAAATGGTCATGATTCAGAAGGAGGTAATTGCTTTTGAGCTTCTTCGGGGAACAGGCCGTTTTTAATAAATTCTACAGCCTTGTCATCCAAGGTATTGTCCGTGGCTTGGGCAATTTTGGACAGCACCTTAACAATTAGGCGCTTAACGTGAACAGAACCGAGAAAAGAGAACAGGATTGGACGAATGATTTCAAGCATGATTAACCACAGAAACAATCGTAATCAACGGAGCAATCCTCTTGCTCCACAATGAACATGGACTCAGGTTTATCTGGCCATGCGGGTTGAGATGCTTCAACAGCACCCATAGCTCCTACATAGTTGTAGAGATCATCAACACTGGTTTTGTCGTTAATATCGGTTTCGCGCTGGGTAAACGTAGTACGCACTGCAGCACGATAGGTTGCAACTTCAGCAGGAACAGCATCGCCGCCTTCAGCTGCTTGAATGACATACCAGTCACACTCTGCCAACAGACGGAGCATTTTGGTTTTGTTGTCTTTGATAAGTCTGGCTTTTACTGATGCAAGAGAGTGAGGTTGTTTAATCCAGGTACCATCAACATTAATACCTTGAGTATCATAAAACGTATTACTTGGTTCTATTTCTACAGGGGTAATAAAAGTAAAATTTAGTGAGTCAAGCAATTCAGGTGTAACTAAACTTCCTGGATATTTGATGCCTGCTAAAACAAAACCATTACCTACTCTTGCTTTAGTGCCACTTTCTGTGTGAACGTAAAACATAATTAAGTATAAGGTATAATCATAGGAAGTGAGTTACCACCACCAGTAAAATTACTGCACTGGCCATGTTGGTGAGAAGGGAAAAGTTTCCAACCACTTGTGTTTACGGTAAGACCGCTTGGCCCTGAAATAGTAGTCCAGCTAGGAGTAGCAACGTTTAGACCTGCGCTAGCCATCCACCGAAAACTTCCGTCCTGCATAGCAACAAGATTCTGCTGACCATAACCACCAGCATGAATAGGTGTTGCAACATCATCAAGAATTTTACGGAACGCATGGTTTTGGGTTACAAGGTATAAATGACCATCTTTACCTTTCATGCTGAAACCAGAAGAATTTGCTCCACCAACCCCGTTTCCGAAAACAGAAACTTCTTCAATAGCTGTAAAACCAGTTGGATTGTATTGAACAGGGCTTGCAAGTGTGCCAGAACTAGAAATACCAGTTACAGTGCCGCCAGGATTACCAACAGTGTAAATGTTTCCACTATCAGTCAAAAAACCCACACAAAGAGGTTGAACAGAGCCACCATAATAGATACCGAAGATCTGCTTAACTTTTTCTCCAGATGGAAGCGTAGGGGTTACATCTTGCCAAGCATTAAGAGGGCTACCAGTCCAAGTATTTGTACCGTAATACCAAGTATTAACAATTTTACGGTCTCCAGCTGAGTTCTCAATTAACGCATAAGCTGTGTTTGAGCAAAAACCGGTATTCATTAGAGCTAAACACTCATAACCTGGGTAAGTGGATGACATATAAGTCATAGAACCTTGGTTATTCTGTGTGCCTTGAGCAACATCATTATTTGTAACCAGATGTGCAGCAAAACGATCTTGACCTACACCATGAGCATTAGTATTGTTAGACAGCGCTATATTTCTAACACCGCCGGCAAGTGCAGCCGTAGACCCAAAGTAGCTAGTAATATCAGAGTTAGCATTAGATAGATAATTATTAGAACTAGCACTTTGCCATACCTTATAATCCTCACTTATAACATAAAAGTAACTATTAGGACCAGCATTGGTATTACGAACATTAGTGGTTGTACTACCATTAACTGTCATAGATAACCAACCAGAAGTACTGTTGTAGTAGTAAAGTCTACCGACAGTACCATCATAAATTTCAGCGGCAATGGTTTTAGCAGCTGATGTCGAACTAGCAGTTAACGCTGTAGGGGTTGTACTATCTGCAACATTAACAACACAACGTAATTGACCATCAGTAGTGTTGTCGCTTCCAATTTGTGCAGGAACCGTGTAAGTTTGGCTAGTAGCTCCACTAATGTTAGAAAAACTAGATCCACCGTTTACTTGAAACTGCCACTGGTAAGTAAATGTGTAAGGAGTAGTGCCTGAAAGTACAGTAGGGTTAGTACAAGTAGTAACTTGACCAACTTGTGCGTCACTAATTGATGCATCAGCGCTAACAATTAAGTTAACAGCTGTCGCCCAAGTAGTAACACCGTTTGCACCTACCTGAAGAAACTGACCAGCAGTACCAATACTGTTTGGCAATGTAAGGCTTACATCGCTTGTAAGAGACGGAGCGGATAGTTCAACGTGATTACCGCCACCGTCATTGAGTCTAAGTCCCATATTTAAGCCTCCAATGAATTTGATTGATCAGGCAACAACCAAATATCTAAAGATCCTGGGTTGCCAATGACTAACCCATCATCAGCTTGCTGTGTTTGTGGAGTTAGTAGTAATGTTTTTAATGCGTCCAAATCAGCACACGCATTAATTTTTTCTTTTCTGAGATTACCGGTTGCTCGAATAAGTGTCCGATAGTCGCTAATGTTTGTAGGAATTGCAGTTCCTGTTTCTTGAAGACGAATAACTGTCCAATCAGTTGGACTAAGGAGCTGGTATTGAATGTCTTGATCTTCCTTCAATAACACAGCTTTAGCTTCTTCAAGAGTAAAAACGCCTTCAATGACGCTGTTAATAGTGTTAAAGTTAAAGTCCATAATTATTGAGGTAATACAAATCCAGTCCAGTCTCCAGAATAATCAGACATTACAATATATTGTCCACCGTGAGTCATCAGTGAAGAATTCCAAGTTGGAAATCCTGAAGGCAAAGTCCAAGTGTTATGGATAGTAGTAGCTTGTGGTCCATTAGTGGTAGAAATCAACGTGTTATTTTCCCCTACTGCAAACATATCTAAAGGATTATAGGTGCAGCAGTTGTCAATATACGGAAAATGTTGACCTTGCAAACTTTTAAAAACAGTGCCTGAAAAATGAGCTTCAAACGTATCGCTATTATTTGCCAAAACTTGCCAATACTGTCCATCGGCTGTAATAGCTTGTAGGCCATAATCATAATTTGGCGCAACATTACTAAAAGCAGCAATCTGTTCAAACTTTTGTGTAACTGAGGTTACAAGTGCAGGTGCGCTGCGAGTACCATTAGTCGGAAATCCTGCAATGTTTGGGTTACCAACAGTGTACAATCTTTGATCATTACATAGCAACACAAGTCCAGCTGGGGTAGCCAAGTGTGCAGCTGCTACATAGCAGATTTTTTTTCCAGTTGGAGGTGTAATATACACATCCATAAAATTGTAACTAGTAGTTTGAGTGTTAGTACCACCATCTAAAATGTAATAAGACCTAGTACCACTTGCAGACGAGTATCGAACATACCCATCTTCAGTTACAACAATAGGAGGCAGAATCATCTCACTGCTGTTGTGCCACAATACTTTAGAAAAACCAGAAGTAGTAGTTAGCCATTCATCGGGCCAACTAGAACCACTGTTTGTTGTAGCACGAGCTTCTCCAGTGGTAGAGATTTGAGTTGTAGCAGTGGATGATGAAGCTTGAAGGCCAGCAATTAATTTACCGGACCATGTTTCCTGGGCTCCAGTTAAAAGCGATGGTGTTGTTGAACCTGTTGATTGCCTATTCATTTGATAGACAGTGCCAGCATCACTGATAATTTTCCAGTTTGTATTAGCGTTGTTGTTTCCTGTAATTGCTACAGCTTTTTCATTGTTTGGCAATGGGTGCCAACCAACACTACTTGCAACTCCACCTGATCCAGTATTGACATTCCACTGCATAGCAATGCCAGCAGGAGAGTGCATGTTAGGTCTAAATTCAATAGTAGTAAGCTCGTTACTATTAATAACTAACTGAGAGTTGTCAGCATCGGTTACTGTAACTGCACAACGCAGTGTGCCATTTTCAGCAGAATTACCGTTAATAGTAGCGGTAATAGAGTAAGTTGTAGAAGTTTCACCGGAGATGTTAGCGAAACTAGAACCACCACTTTCCTTAAATTGCCATTGATAGGCAAATGTATAAGGTTTAGTACCACCTAAAATAGAAGGATTAGTGACGGTACTGTCTGAGCCAATAATACGTCCATCGATAACTGGATCAGTTTGAGCGATCAACAAGACAACCGTTTGAAAACTTAGTTGCCCGGTAGCATCTACTTGTAAAAACTGACCATCACTACCGTTAGATGAAGGCAACGTAAGTGTGTTGTTAGCAGGTGTGGCACCGGCTGACAGTTCTGTATAACCGGATGTTGATCCGTTAATTCTAATTCCCATTATTCAACCTCCGGTTTTGGATATTTAGTTTTGACTGCATCACAGGCTGCGACATAAGCGGTCATTTTTGTATCGTCACCTTTTTGTGACCAGTAATAAGCATCAGCAAAGTCTGCAAGAGAAGGGTATTCAGGTTGACGATCGCGTTGATATTGTTTGGAGTTGTATGCAGCTTCTAATTCTTGAGCCTTAGCAACTGCAGCGTCACGATCAAAAACAACTGGATTTTCTGGATCAGAGCTTTTAACTACAAAGTCGTCGTAAGTAGTAGCTGTTACTTGAAAGCCCTCGCCGTTGCCAAGTTCAGAAATTGCCTCACAAAGGAAAAATTGAATCATGGTGCCATCTCCATAAAAACAATAGGTGATACGCAGGTAGATGTATAACCATTTGTCTGTCTTGGCACATTCAAAGACATTTGGCCTTGATTACATAAGTGGTGCTCGTAAGTAATTACATCACCAGCTGTGTGGCCAGGTGTATCTAAAAATGAATATACAAAACGATCACCTTCGTTTGGTGTATTGCCTCTAAAATTACCAAACACACCAGTATTAGTGCTAGCTAAAGGGCTTGAATTTACTAAAAGTTCAACAGCTGGACCACTACCAATTTTTCTATACAACTTAAATGTTGCATCATAAGAAGAAGCTGAGATAAGCAGAGCCCAGTTAAAACTTACATAAATTGAGCCAGCAACAGTTGTTGTGTAAGTAACATCCATTTCTGGAAAACGTGCAAAACTGTTTGCCGATCGCGCAGCAAAATTAGCTTTACTGTCAATAATCGTTTGAGCAACATTGACAAGTTTTCCGCCAGTGCCAGCAGGCAAGGTAACTGTTTTACTAGAAAAATCTAGTGTTGTAGCAAGCTTACCATCTGTAATAGTAGTATTTGCAATGTCATCATTAACAATGACACCATTAGGCAATCCACCTGCACTAATGCCGGTGATTGTACCGGCGGATCCATTAATTGTAATAGCCATAATTAAACAATCACCCAGTTTGAAGTTGAAGGTACGGTTACAACTACTGGTGTGACTCCATCCGCTTCAAAAGCATTTTGAGTGATAGGTCCAGCAGTAATTACGTTTTTGCCAGCACCGATTGTGTAACTTGTAGTGATCGTGCTGTCGTGCTCATAAAACACTTGGTCAGTACCACCACCAGAAGCACCACCTGCAGTACCCCAAGACAATTCGCCATTTTGGTTACCTATCAAAGCATAACCATTTTGCGTAGGTGCAGTGACAGGAAGTTGAAGGGTGTATGCAACAGAATTAAGAGTATGTGGCGGACTCTTAATTGTAATTCCGTGGTTGTTGTTATCACAATTTAGGGTGATTTGACCAGGATCATTACCTATGCCAGTACCTTTGAAGGTAGTTGCAGTAGCACTAAACGTACCTTGCAGCTCGATGTTGGTGTCCATCTTGGCAGATGTAATCGTGCCGTTATCGATGGTCCAAGTGCCACCACTGTTGCTTACAGTGATGTCTCCACGGTCGCCGTCAGCAATACCAGAAACAGCAACGCCGTCAACATACGCTTTGGTTGCCGCATCACCAGTATCTGTAGGAGTGCCAAGCCCAGTGACTTTGCTACCACCCATGGCGATAGGGCCAGTCATCGTGCCACCAGCAAGGTCTAGCTTGAGCTGGTCAGCAGAATCAACGTAAGTCTTGGTGGCTGCGTGATTGTTAGCGGTTGGGTTACCAGACAGGGTAAGCAAACCCGTCATGGTGTCACCAGCCTTGGCTACTTTCAGATCTGCATAGTCCTTAGTAGCGGCATCCGTACCTGCTGTCGGAGTGCCAAGGTTGATGATTTTGTTGGAACTCATGTCCAACGTACCGGATAGCGTACCACCCGTGGAGTCCAAAGAACGCTCTTCACGCTCTTGGGCAGAGTACACCAGTTGCAGGTTGTTGTTGTTCAGGTCCTGTGCGCGGATAGCAGAACCCGAAACAAACGTAGCTTGAGGCGAGCTAATGTCCGTATCACGGAAGATACGAATCGTTTGACCAGAGGTGGGAAACGGAGCTACCGTAAAGCGAATCTGGGTGTCGTTATCAAAAGAGAAGTCGGTGGTTACAACCTCATCAACAGACACCTTGATGTCAGTACGCTCAAGGTATGGGAAAGTAATTGAAAAAGGGCCGGCCGTACCGTTACCCGGAATAGTAGTGTCAGTTGCCATGTTTTTCTAGTTGGGTACGGTTATTCGATACCGGCGTATTGTTTAATAACGTCAATCTCTGCTTGACTAAAATCACCACGGAGCTGTCTTTGTCTCTTGTACTTCTCAGCAGCAACCAGTTCTTTGTAAGACGGATCCTGCTGCATCAGTTTATTAAGAGCAGTACGCTTATACTTGCTAATCTCGCGAGTAATCATACGGATGTGTGGAGGGTTAGACTCATCATCGTTAAAGAAGGTCTCCATATCAACTGGACGACCACGATATGCTTCTTCCATTTTCTTCCACTCTGGATCGCGCATAATCTTCTCAAGCCGCTTGGTAAGTCCGCTCTTGGCCAGGATCTTGGCTAGTTGCTCACGATGCCGTGGTTCCAACTTAACACCAAAGTTGCCGGTCTTCAGCAATTCATTGGATGGATACCCAATCTGGCTTAGTTTCTGAGCAACAAAGTTATCGTTGACGTTCTGGATGCGAATGGGGCTAACAGCATTAAACAGTCCGCCACCAGCGCTGTGGAGTTTATCGCCACTGATCCAAGAGGTGACAGAAGGCAGATCATTGCCATAGCCAGGAGCTGCAGCAATCAACATACGATCCAGCTCACCACGCAGTTCCTTCATGTAGGGGTCTACAGAATTAGCAAAAGCTCTACGCAGACCAGAAGCAGGAACATAGTTGTTAGCCATATTCAATGCCATACGGAAACCACTGGGGTCATTCATGTTCTTAGGAGAGAAGATTTCTCCAAGATCAGATAGACCAGCCAAGAAACTCTTGTCGGTGTAGCCAGCTGTAAACGAGTAAAGCAGCTGTTGCATAGCACGGCTAGCTCCTTCTGCTCCGCCCATTTTGGTCAGGCGTACAATGTCTGCGGTGACAGACAGGAAAGAGTTGATAGGTTCAAAACTTGCATAAGAAACCCACACACCACCAATCTTAATTGACATTGGCGGACGGCCTTCTGCTTGCCAAGCTTTTCTTTCGTTTGCGTCTGGAGGATAGTTGCCTGTAACATCAGTAAACATAGCTACTGTCGTTAGCAAGCCAATAGTCATCAGACCTGTTGCATAGCGGCCCTCAAGCTCAGCCATCAACATACGGTCTCCGTTTTTCTTGGCTGCTATGTAAGTCTTATCCATCTGACGGATAATTTTATTAGCACCAGGCAGGTGTTCTAGGCCATAGCCCAAAAGGTTACCAGGGGTACGAATAAACGGCAGGAACAGACGACCAGAGCCCAAAGGCAGTTGATCCACAAAGTTAGATAGGGCATTGACAATCGCACCAGGATCTTGCTGGAACGTAGCCCGCTCTGCATAGTTAAGAAGATCTTTGTCAAGAATACGGCCAGTACCTGGATCAATACCTTGAGAGAACTTTTTAACATATGAATCCATCAACGCATCAACGGATTCATCATCAACTGCGTGCATGATGGCTTCATACTTAGCTTTAGAGTAAAGCCTGTATCGAGCAGCTAGACTCTTAAAGAAGTCATCACTTGCCATTAGAGCACGGCTAGGCCAGCTCACCCATGGGTTGTTTTGGAAACGATAGCTATAAGCCAAAAACTTAACAGCTATCTGTTCAGACTGGGTGGTGGCAGCAAGTTCCATTTGACGCAGCATGGCTTGCGTTTCAAAATCTTGTACCGCAAACTTCGCATTAAAGTTAACCGAAGTACCCGTCTTGTAAGTTTGTTTAGCAATCTTCCAAGCATCGCCAAGTCCAGAAAAAAGTGAGTTAGCCCCCGCAAGAGCTGACGCACGAACCGATTTGTCATTAGTAACAACACCACGCAAATACGCAGACAACGGCCGCTCAACGAGCGAATAAGAGTTACCAACTGCGTTACGGAAGTGAGTGATAGGACCAGACAGAATCGACTGATACATGGCCGTGGTAGCCTGTTTAGCGCCTTGAACAATGGCAGCAGTAACAAACTTAACTTGATTGGTAGGGTCACCACCAGCCAACACCATCATATTGATTAGACGGTCGGCTTCTGCTTGAGCAGCAGGGTCACCACTACGCAACTTATTCTTCAGACTGACAGACCATTCCCGCACTTCTTTGATGCTTAGCTCAAAGTTGTCACGGTTAGCTGCCTCGTCGATTGGCATACCAATACGACGTTTGAAGATTTCCAGGGTAGAGCCTGTTTTGTACGCAGTAAATTTATGGAACTCCAAGAGAGTTACCAAACGATCAATACTGCGATCAAGCAAGTTACCAGGAGGGGCGCCGGCTTGGCGCAGTTCTGTTGCTTCTTTAGCCAGCTGGTGAATCTGTTCGGCAGTATCACCAATCAAAGCCTTAGTAACAAGGATGCCACTCTTAGACAGAAGTTTGTCCGATTTTGAATCAGGATCGAGCAAACCGTTGTCTTTCATCATCTGCTTCAGCTCATCAGCTGGAGCTTCTGGTTTAAGAGCAGACCTAAAATCTTCTAGCTTGTCAGCAGCATGGCGCAAGATGTCAGCCACAGGAACTTTCAACTTGGCTGCCATGGCTTGCAAGTCCATGTCTTTGCTATATTGACGGATAAGCTGCTCAGCTTCTGGCCGATAAGCCATAATCTTGTACTGAGCATCCGTCATCATGTGGGCACCGCCCGACTCCAACGGAGTGTATTCTTTAGGAAACGGCGCACCTGGATCAGGGTTCTCTGCTTTGAGTTGCTGCTCAACAGCAGTTTGAGGTTTTGCAGGAGTGTTAAATGCTGCAACATCTTGCTGGTCAGCACCCTTCAAATCATCAGGGTTGTAACCTCGTGACAGGTTTTCGTCAATTTCAGCTTTGTGGAGACGAATATCCTCAAGGGTTGACATTGCTGCCTTGTATCGAGGATCTTCTGGTTTAACACCAGCCCGCTGCAAGTTAGCCATCTTGACGACGACATCATTTTCAGCACGAGTCAGGTCGTCAAACTGCTCTTGATAAATGTCGTCGAAGCGATCAGCTTCTTCGGCAACTGCTTTGGTGTGCTGAGCATCCACCTCTTTCATCTTCTTCTGGCTTTCTTTCAAACCAGTTTCCAATGCTTGCTCTTTTGTCGCACCGTTTCTAATAGCGCGTTGAGCTGCCTTACGGCCAAAGCTCAGCCAAAGGAAACCATCAGCAATAGAGCCGATGACACCACCTTCGAGCGAGCCTTTAACCTTGGCTGTAAACGGATCGTCATCTTCCTCACTACGCAATGCCGTCAAGAACGAATCATGTAGTGGATGATCTTCAGGAATAAAGCTGTTGACCATCGCCGAGAAGTTACCATCCTCGGGTGTGGTTGTAATGAAGTCAGCAATAGCGCCAGGAATCACGCCTTCGCGCAATGCTTGTTTGATGTTTTTAGGACCACCCTTCACACCAAGACGCAGGAATCCAGGACCCCGCACCATCAGTTGACGGGTGATAACAATGATTTCAGCAAGCTTAGCTGCCATCTTGCCTACTTCTGTCTTTGGCTTCTTAGTACCAAACGAATAGGCAGCAGCTACATAGCGATCAGAAAAAGGATCTTCTGTGGGTTTGGTTTCTAAACCACGAACAGAAGTCAGTCCTTTCTTAATTACATCGCCAAGAAGGTCAGCTGTGTTGAGAGTATCTTCGACAGTGCCAACAACGGCTCCTGTACCAACTCGAACAGCTTCAGCAGCAACAGTACTAGCAGGGTCTTGGTATAGCTGCTCTTCAAATTGTTCAGCCTGTTCACGGCCTTCCTCTCGAAGAGCTTCCCTGTTTTCAACAATTTGTTCTCGTGTGAGTTGATCACCTTGGAAGGTATTATCAACAAAATCTCGAATACCAACAGCGGCATTCTCAAGAAAGTCAGAAAGACCCTCAGCAGGGCCTGAGAGATTGTCTAAAGGGTTGACGGTGGTAGTAGCATCCTCACCCTCTTCAGGCATCTCTGTGGCGCTTTCAGCTACCTCTCCTGCTTCTTTAGCAAGGCGGAGTTCTTCAGCAGCACGATTCTTGCTTTCTTCTTCTTGTCTTTTACGATAATTTTCTTCTAGGTACTCAGGATCATAAACCGCTCTAGGCATAGTCAAAAGGCCCGCAGGCTAAATGGAATAAGGAAAAAGAGGGCCAGCGCACCAGCCCTACCTACCTCTACGAAGAGCTACAAGAGCTCGTTGTGCATCAGGTAAAAATTCTCGGTACTTTCCGCTCTTATAAACGGACCAAGCATTAAATCCCTGTTGCTTGAAAATATAACGCATAGCCATGGCGTTAATAGTTGGATCAGTGAGTTGATCATTAGAGATCAGACCCAGGGCTGCTCTACGCTCAGGACCCATATCACCCAACATATTAATCTGCCACAACCCATAGGAATCATCACCAGTTGAAGCATCATCGTTGTGAGCTTCTGGATCGCCACTAGACTCAGCAAGAGCAATGGCTAAAAGCTTAACAGCATCTCTGTCGTTGAAGCCTTGGTTGAAAGCTAGCTGTAGAATCTCTGTATCGCCCATTGGCGTGATTAAGCCTCTGGGCGTTTCTACTTTGAATGTGCCGGCCTCCTTTGCAGCAAGTCGTTCAGAACGTTGTTGAGCTTGTGCCACTCCTGCTGCACCTGCTGCCTGTGACAACTCATCATCAGAGTTGTAGAGACGATTAGCTGCACCAGGAGCCAGCCGCATCGCTGTGCCTTCACGCTCTGCAGCTTCTTTAAGATAGGGGGTGGGATTGATGCCATAGTGTTCTGCTTGCAGTTTCAGAAAGGTGGCCATTGGCATGTGTGCTGGCTTGATTCGTGGATCACGAGCCCTGCCAGTCAGTTGCTGATTATCGCGGAACCTTTCTAAATTAGCTTTGACTTCGTTCTCTGTCAACAGAATGCTATTCTCTGGATGATCGTAACGATTGTCTAAATCTTCGATACGGACATTACTATTATCGTAAACAGGCTCACCATCAGAGTTCTTACGAATCGTCATGGCTGTTTTAGGGTTATTACGAGGCTTTCCTTTAGAAGTGTAATACTCTAAAAAGACTCGTTTAGAGATTTTTTCTAACTCTTTAGACAGCTCATCCTGTGTTGGATAAACACCCTTAGTGTTTTTGTACTGTTCTCTATATTCAAACAGCTGATCTTCAACTGCTTGTTGATAAGCATAATAAGCCTCAGGATTTTGGCTTGGTTTACCAGTAATATCAAAGGAAACCTCACCAGCCTCAGCCAATACTTGCTGAGTAGAGTCCCTTACTTGCCTACCATAAATCTTTTCATATTCTATACGTTCCCTATCAGCTGCTTGCTTACGCAAGTTTTCTTTCAAACTTTCAGGGATATTTAACGACTCAATCATCTCAAGCGTCATGTCATCCCGAGTAAGAGCTGTATTGTAAATAGCATACTCTTTAGGCGTAGTTTTATCAATCGCTACATCAGCTAAAAAGTTTCTAGCTTCTGCATTATCATATTGAGAAATACGCTCAAGCAGCACCTTTTGTTCTTGCTCTAGCTGAGTTGAATCAGTTACTGTATTTTGTAAATACTTATATTGAGCAATCAGATCATTAACTTCACGAGCTTCTTGCTGGCGAATATACGATTGCTCTTGACGCCTCGTTTGGCGAATCCTGGCGCGTGCTGCGCGGAATTGATCCGCATTAAGCTTGCCTAGAGTGCCACTCTTAGGATCGCCTTCAATTTTCGTAAGCCGTTCTAAACGCTGCAATGCAGCTTCCGCTTCTTCTGGAGGTAGAGATTCCGCAGACGAAATCATACCTTCTAGTGCCAGCCTAGCGGCTTTACCTTTACTAAGACCAGCCAGTGTTTGCAAGTCTTTAACTGCCTGCTGATAGGTATTGCCTAGCTCTTGATCTGTAATGTTCTCAGTAGTTGCAGCAACCCTAAGACCACTAAGAATGTTATATTCGTTGGTCTCACGCTCGTTAGCAATAACTTGACTAACAGTGTTGGATTTGATCTGTGACTTTGCGGCCTGGAATGTAGGGGCAAAGTTTTCAGCCAAAACAACAGGGTTGAGACGAGAGATACCCCGAGACTCAAACAGTTCTTCTGAGCCTACAGCCAGAGCTGCTTCAATCTCGTACTCGTCACCAGACTGAGCAATCTCTGCTGGTGATTTTAAGCCTTGAGGTGTTGGGACAATTTTGTCCGTCCGTGTCATAAAGGAGGTAAGGAAAGGCTGAACCTCAAGGGCTGCCTTCTTTGCCATACCAACCGCACGACCATAAGCACGCCAACCTGAAACAGCTGGGCTGCTCTTACGGATCTGCAGGCTAAGCTCTTTGTTGCCCTGTTCTTCTAAACTGTTAGCAACCTCACCGTCAGCTTCGGCTGCGTTAGCAAGCACCTCAGCTTCTTTCTTGTGTTCGGCATAAACAGACTCAGGGAACTGAGCACGTCCGTTCATGATTTCCGCAAGGCCAGCATTGTATTCTGCTTTGTTGCGACGCTCGGTACGGTCTTCTAAATCTTTCTGAAGGGTAGAGCTAAACTTTGCTAACGCATCTAGGGTCTGCTGACCACGCTCTTCAAACTGCGAACCAATCTGTTGCAGCTGGTCACGGTACTGTTGTTCAGACCGGTTCAGCTGTTTGCCATAGTCAGCAGCAGCACGTTCACGCTTACGGGCAGCAGAGTCTTCTTGTTGTTGAATTTGAGAGGAAGGATCATAAGCCGTAGCAGCCTTAAAGCCTCTAGGACCTTGATACCCAGTAAGTTGAATGTCTGCCATTAGTCACCGGCGGGTTTAGTTTGTGTTTGATTACCACCAGAGGTATCACCTGCTGCTGGAGCTTTGGTTGAAAGATATGCAGAACCACCTGCAATGGCACTCTGACCCAGACCTAAAACAAGGCTCGTAGCAGACGGCCCCATAGGGCGAACTGGGTTGAGAGGATCCATAGGCCGTGCGACAATACTTCGGACAGGTTGAAACATCCTACGGCTAGCTGCCGCAGCATTAGCAGAGCGCTGATCCAATGCAATTCTTTCAGCTTCTAGTTCATACGCATCGGCTGCGTAGCCAAGGTTGGTACCCAAACGTGAAAGGTCACGACCATATTCACGCTCAGCATCAGACACAAGATTAGAAATACTCTGACCAGTACGGCCAGCAGCAAGGGTTGTACCCATCTTCTTCATCTTTTTGATCCAAAGATCTTGCGCTTGGGTTGCTGCCTTCTCGCGCTCACCTTTTAGCCGCAGCTGTTCGTAACGATACGCACGGTTAGCAGCATTACGATTCTGTTCTATCTGATCTTCATAGGCTTGCTGGCTTGCATTATACGCACGCATTTGGCCTGCATACTCTGCATCAGCATTAGCTTTTGCAATAGCGTAGTTACGGTTCTGGACTTGAATCTGATAATCACGAGCTGCCTGGGCAGCCTCATACTGGTATGCCGCTTGCTGTTGTTGCGTCTGGTATCCAGCAATAGTCTGAACACCACCAATAACAGCTGTAGAAATACCTAAAATAATAGGTTCACACATGGTTAGTTAATTTAGCAAACTCTACATAGGTTAATTTTTGTGGCCCAACTGTCACATAGCTCAGCTTCTTAAACCCCAACATGTGGAGAAGCTTCATGTGCATACGGTTCCTTGGATCAGCGATGTTGTGAAGTACGGAATAGGAGGTTTGTTGATCGACCCACTTTTTGGCCTCCTTAAAAAATAGCTTTGGATATGGGCGGACGTGATCGGTGGTCAACATCCAGATTGCTCCACAATGGGCATCTGTTCTGGATACCCCAGCCATGCCGCAGAGCTTATCTTTAACAAGAAAAGCAATAGGATCTTCTAGTTGATCAAAAGATTTGGGTAGGACCTGATAAGGATTGTGGCCCCACCCAAGAATTTCACGCAGATCGTCCGTCTGTAGGTGTGCAGCTAAATAGGAAGCATCCTCTAATGTAGCTGGACGGATTTCATGGATCATACTGCTCTGATACCTTTGTTGTTATATGTGCCTTCCCAGATTAGCGTTACAAGAGCGAGGGGAAAAGGAGAGTTGCAGATAATTTTAAGATCTACATCACGGCCCTTAGCCATAACTGGAATGATGTTTTCGGCAGACCGAATCATCGGTGGTGTGTTTGCGGTACTTGAGTTGGCTTGAATCTGTGGCAGAGTCAATGTGAAAGTAGATCGTCCAGGGACATCAAGACTGATCTCATAAGGACCAGATTCATGACTATACAGACGAACACGGTGAATTGTTGGAACGTTAATCTCGTCTGCTTGCTTATCTTTCTTAACATAGAAACCAGGCAAACGTGCTTCAGATGTAATGCGATAGCCCAAGGCATATTGCACAGCTGATTGATCACCTTCGACAGCGACATAGTACTGCTGTCCTGGTGCCCCCGCTGCATCAAACTGCATCGTGGGGAACTGTGTAAATGAGTTGTCGTTTGGATCAATAGTTACCAGACAAGGCTGAGCAGATGCAATGTCACAACCATCTTTGAAAAAGATACGGGTTTCGTCAGATGCAGACACATAGGTTTTGGCTGGATTGTAATCAAACAAATCCATCCGCAGGTCTACATATTGATTGTCAAAGAAGATGGCACCACCAGGGCTTTCTGTCATCAGACCGATGTGGATCAGCACAGAACCACTGTCAGTCTTGAGAACACCAAAGACTTCATCTTCATGGAAATCCACCAGCTCTACTTCACCTGGGAATGTCCACTTGAACCAAGATGCAATCAAACGCTCAGTGTCTTGGGTGTAATACCTAAACAAATACAGTTCTTCTTTTTCTTGTACGCTTCTAAAAGCAAACAAGGAAGCACTGACGCTGTTGCTAGTCTGATCGATGCCAGTGGGAATGTAAGACGGAATGAGTTTGCTTAGCTCTTTCCGCAAAGGGTTTGCCCCTTCTGAGATGGTCAGCTCGTTGACTGCGATAGAGGTGTTGTTTTCCTCCACCACAACCACCGTGTTGCCTAGGTCAACCGGCTTGACGTTGACGCTATGGCTAAAGCTAGACATCAAGTTAAGTTCAGCAGTGGTAGGCGAGAACGCTTCGGTTCGCGTCTGCAACACATACTGAGAGTTGTCTGCAAACAACAGCAAACCATTGGTACGCTGTAACGCATGACGGAACTCGATACGAGTGACAGAACCTGCGGACAGGTCAATAGGGTCACTATCAATCGTAGTAATTACAGTCTGAGGATAAAACTTAAGAAACTCCGCAGCCTGAGAACAGACAACGTTTTCACTACTCATCAAGACAAGTCGGTTCTTAAAAAACGACATGCCTGTAATAGGGTTGCCTACAAACGTAGGATCTTTGGCTGTCTCTTCATCACCTACGGTACGGCCTTCCCAGTACTGGTTTGCCCAGGTGCTGCCGCTAATCGTCTGTGTACCTACGGTGTTGATGGTAAATGTATCACCCTCATTATTAGATACAACATCAGCTGCTGTATAGTCTTGACCAGCACGCACAATCTTGATGCCAGTGATCTGACGGTTGGCATTGATTGATGTTACTTGTAGGCGCAGGTTTTTACCAGTACCACCATAGACAGGAAAGCTTTGGCCAATATGCCAACGAGCGTTTCCGTTGCTAGTCACAGAAGCCGTCAAGGGAATACCGTTGACAGACGTGGATAGAACGTAAGAGTTAGCAGCAGATTCACTTAGCTCACGGAAGGTATAGCTACCGTCAGCCTCACGAATGATGGCATGAGGCATGGTTGCGGCATCAACACCAAGGTTAGTGCCAGGGCCTACTGTCTCTTGCCACACACCAGCACCTTCGCCGGATCCTGTTTCGGTTTCAAATTTTAGAAAGTAATCATCACCAGTAGAATCACCACTGGCAGCAACACGAACAATCTTGCCATGCACAAACTGAGCAGGCAGATCTTCAACGCCATCAATCGTACCTTTATATGCTTCGAGACCAGTACCAGAAACACTACCAGATGCCTTCAGCGTAAAGTCCGCACCATCCGTACGCTCGATATAGATGTAGTTGGCGACCCCGATCGCGTTGTAATTTGCATTACCGTTGATTGAGGTAACCAGCGCATCAACGATAGTGTTTGTGTTAAGACGACTACCGCTGGAGGTCGGAGACTGGTAAATAAAATCAACACCATCGATGGTGACCTTGTACTCTGTGTCGTACGCAATGGTCGTCAGTTCGGCCCAACCGAATGGTGTCTGTGCTGGTGATGTTGCAGTTCCGTTAGCAACTAGAATGTTTCTATTAAGAACAAAGATAAAGTCGTTGATCTGTAGAACTTCTAATTCTGTTTTAGAATCATGGGTTGCATAGGTAGTAGCAGTAGACGACAACGCATTGACTGTCTGTGCAATACCACTCTGAGCATCCCAAAGCTTTACACCACCTGTCTTGCTGATCTGTAGCAAAAGTTTTTCGTCAAGGCCTTTGCAAATAAAGAACCATGATCCATCAGCGTAAGGGCTGTCTAACTTGCGAACGTGTTTGGCGCCTGGTCTTTTCAACAGACCAAAGGTTGGGTCAGGGTAGTAATTATCACACTCTCGGAATTGGCCCGGAAGCATAAGAGAATCAGGCTGTTGAGATACCCCACCAACCAGGCCAATGATTTTTTGTGAGATAGCAGCCATGATTTATCGAGAGATAGCGCGGAAAGGAGTGTAGCTAATGTATGTATTCTGACCGTTTTCTTGGCCAAAGATATTTACCTCAGAGGTAGAAGTATCGTAAGCCAAACAATTAGCTCGCAGGATAGCTTCGTCTTGAGCATTAAAGGTAACCATCTCTTGTGAGCCTAGGACTCGCCCAGCAAACACACGAGCTGCTCGTTGCGTAATGTAGTCTTGAAAAACATGAGGCATGTCTTCAAAATCTACTTTCCATACTACATCACATTTGATTGTTGCACCAGCTGTAAATGTGTATGTATGATTAATTTTGTCGTAAAGTTTACCATTCCGTAATACGGTCTGGTACTTTTGAGAATTGGCAAACTTGTTGTCAGACAGCTGGAGAACGTTGGTAGGAACCACAATATCTCCACTTGCATCAGCGACAAAAGGGTACGCCACCTCGGTATTGAAGTGCCAGCCTTCGCCTTGGACTTCACCTTCTACTGCTTCTAGGATATTCAAAGCAATAGCAATCTCTGGGTTAGCAACATCGAGGGCCACCACGGGGGCTTGCCCGATACCGCTAAGCATTTGGTTAACAGCTTGAAGTTGAGTTGTCATTTTATTCGGGCAAGAAAAAAGGACCACCCCGAAGGATGGCCCTATAGCGACGATAGATATTAAATGATGGAAGTTGCCATCAAACGTTGCGGAAAGCACCAGCAACGGACACGCGGACGGCGCCAGCACCGTAGGCCAAGCGGCCAACGATAACATCGCCTTGGTAGATTACCTTAGTGTCTGCACCGGTGGTTTGAACAGAAGGACCAATAGCCTCCACAACACCAGCAGCGTCACGGTGGAAGATAAGACCGCAGCTGTTAGCGAAGTCGGTACGAACACCATAGCTGTTGTTCTCACCAGTCACAGCAGCTGCGTCGATCAGTTCGCCGGAAGCGGAGCCGTAACGGGTCAGGAAGGGGATGTTGTTGGACTTGTAGATCTTGATACCAGCGATCTCATAGAGACCTTCACCGGAGTTCATAGAACCCTGGCTGTTGCCCAGGTCGCGGTTCAAGATGTTTGTGTCTACTTGTGAGATCAATGCGTAGTATTGCCGGGGGGACAACACGGCGACACGTCCGTCCTGGGGTGCTGCAACCTCGTCGAGACGAGCTGCGGCTTCAAAGAAGCCATCCACCAGGGCTTGAGCGTTGTACTCGTTACCAGTGCCGAGGTTCACCTCGAAGCCACCGGGCTCACCAGTCACAGCGGCGGTAGCGCCAGCTGCTTGGTCAAGCACACGGAAGATACGACGGTCATAAAATTCTGCGAGGCTCTGGCCAATCTGACGCGAGATCGGGCCGCGAATATCGTACTGAGCCAGAACTTCGTCGAGGTTGTCTACAAACGCGGAGGCGACGAGCAAATCGTCCATCGCGATGGTGGTCTCTGCCACCGGAGGATCACCCGAGCCCAAAATCGCAGTGCCAGCCGTATGATAGCTAGCGCTGACACGCCCTGTATGGATGAATTGTGCCTCTTTGCCATTTGTCAGGCTCCGGTTCATCACCAGACCCTTAGCAATCGTGCTGTTACGGAAGGCCTCATAGACCTCACCGGTAAACAGCTTCAAATAAAGAGCTTTAGTATCGCCAGCCTTATTAGCCTGGCCTAGCTGAGTTACAGTTGCCATTTTAATTAATGAACTAGATATTTACAATAGGGTTCCGCGGAAAAGTATTTAGTTGTGGGTTCGCTTTCACCAAGGGTATCCACCGCAGCGGGCCAAGGTTCCAGTCATGACTGGGTTTTTAACGAGGTTATCCCATCCTCAATAGGCAGGGGGACATTGCAGTCCCCACGATCTTACAAAAGATCGCCGCTTGCAGCCAGCTTTTCTTGGACATCAAGACGATAGCCTGGATCATTGCGATAGCGAGGGTCACTGATAGCACGAGCCAACTCGGCTTGGCTACGGTAACCTTGGACACTACTGCGAATAGATTTGCCAGACACACGAGCACCCTCAAACCCAACAGCATCTTTGTAGCGCTGGGTCAGAGAATTAACAGCAAAGAAGATAGCATCTTTGTTACCACTGTTAATCACATTGTCATAAGCTGCAACTTCATCTGGACTCAGATTGTCAGCAGCCCATGCCAGGGTTTCGTTGTAAGCCTGCTCTCCGCCTGCTGCGGTCATGATTGCGCTTGCGTCTGCATCAGACAGAGCACCGGGCTCAGGGGCCAGGTCCTTCTGCATCTGTAGATAAGCATCAATCAGCTGCTCAGACGGCATCTCCTTTAGCTTTTGAACTGTCTCAGGTTTGAGTTGGTTCTCGTTACTAAAGTACTCATCTGACGCATCGCGGATGAACTGAACAGTATCATCCAGCGGAGTGCTTTCTTCGGAGGTTTGGGCCTCAGCTTCAGGCTGATCAGTCGTCTCAGTAGGACTGTCTTCCTTCTGGCCAAGCTTCTTCTCAAGTTCCTTGTAGGCATTTTCGAGATCTTCAGCAGACTTGAATTTACCAGCGTACCGAAGTTCAGATTCTTCAGCAGCTTTGGCGCGATCATAAGTATCTTGCTGACGAGCTTCCTCATCATTGATAACCTTTTCACCAAGCTCAATAAGACGAGCCTCTTCGGCTTGCCTAGCTTCTGTAGCCTGTGGATCAGTAGCGTCAAAAGTAATCTCTGCCATAGGTTTGTGGATCAGTGGGTGGTGAGAGAGACCATGCCAAGGCCAGGAGTCGTGACCTTTTTCTTGGCGAGGGGTTTGTTATGGACAGAAGGCTTGACGGCCTTCTTACGGGTAGAGAGTTCAGTAGGGGATGCGCTAGGCAGGGGGCTGGGCTCCACCTGACGCTTGTTCTTGGATTCCATCGACAGTATTTTGTACGGCTTCGAGGGCATCAGGGTTCTTAGATGGATCCAGCATAGGAGCCTTAGCCAACTGGCCTGCCTGTTGTACCATTGAAGCTTGCATTTGCTGTTGTTGTGCCTGCTGCATTTCCTGTTGCCTTTGCTCAGCAGTCTTGATCAGTTCAACTGGATCAATACCTTGGGCAGCAGCAAGACGCTTGATAGCCTCTTCAGGATTTACATACTTAACCAAAGCCTCAGGCCCAAGAGCTTGAGCAATGGTCTGCATGAATTGCATCAATGATTCCCTGTCTTGGCCGCGACCGATACCTTCGATACCAGCAATGACCGTGGGAAACACAACACCTTTGGGTAGTTTAGGCAACACGCCAGAGCGTTGAAGCGTAAACAGTTTTCTTTGCAAATAGGGACGAAGCAGTTCGGTCGTCAGGTTACCGTAGATGCCACCTAATTGCTCGTTTAATTCTTGTGAAACGTAACGAATTTCTTCGGCTGTTGTGCGCTCTGACTGGCGCACAGTCAACACAAGGAATGCTTCGCTCAACCGTTGATTGAGCTGAGTAATCATTTGGTATGCGGTTGAGAAGTCTGCTTGCTTCTGGACCTGAACTGCAGACACATCATCAGGGCGTCCCTGAATGATTGCACCATTTCCCGCCTTCGCCAGAATAGAAGGCTTAACGGTTGCAGAAGGAGATACCAAAAACACCACCTTACTGGCGGCAGCAGAGCCCTCGACCATAGCTTGCATGAGTCCTTCGAGTGACTTAAGATCACCCAAGTACTCTTCGATCCTGCCTCTTCCGTAATCTTCACCATCGCAAACATTAAAGCGAAGGGGCAAAAATGGGCAGATAGATTTAGGCGATTTGCCGTAACTATCTTCAATGATTTCACCGTCTACTTCTTGACGCCAGCGCCACTGACCATCCTTGAGCTTGGCCCAGGTGTAGACAGCAGCTTCATCCTCACCCACAGTCACATCAACAGCTGGCATCGATGTGTTGTCATCGACACTGTTGACAGTGCGCTTGGGCTTCTGGAATTGTTCAGGAAGAAATTGACGATTAATAGATTCAACAGTAACGATCTCGGTGGGCTGACCCTCTCCATCACGGACGACCACATAACGGTCAAGAGGATACAGTTTTACACCACTCGAACCCATGTAGACCAGCACATTGCCGGTTACAATTAGATGCTTCATTGCCTGGTGTAGGACCACACGGTCCTGTGATTCAGCAATGTGTTGCATGATGACCCGCTCCATTTTGGAGAGGCTCAAGTCAATCTCTGATTTGATCGTAGCATCTAACTCAGGGTCAGAGGCGAGCTTCCCGTCATTAATCTGTAGCTTAAAAAATGTAGCCGTCACAGGGAACAAACTCAACATGAGCTTACTCGCCATGACGTTACATCCTTTGGCTCCGATTGACTGCCAGGGTGTAGGAAGCTTCTGCCCATTGGTAACGCCCGTTGTAGGCGTCAAGAGATAGGGCAGAGAGAGCTTCGCACAATCCCTAGCAGTGTCAAGAAAGATCGTTCTGTCGCTTGCTAGCCGAGCGTAGCGTGATGCGGCAGATTGATTTTCCATTATTGAGATGCTCCAGGAACATTAATACCAGTTGCCTGGCCAGTGATAGTAGGAATAGGAGCACGCGGCCGACGCATTGCTGCAGCGCCTTTGCCATCGTCTTGGGGACCACGGACAGAAGCAGAACGTTTGATGGTTGCAACTTTCTGACCAGCTGACTCAGGAGGACGCAGAGGTGGCGGGGGCGGAGCT